AGATGAAGTGGTCCTCTGATGATATAGACGCTTCGCTTAACGCAGAAGTTCCGGCTAGCCCCCATCCGGGCGTTGCCTCTGCCGTAGTAACAATTAACTTTATTTCCGCACTGCCTGAAGTGCGACCAACACCTCCGTAGGTTTGATATGGGTACTACAGTAGCTCCAATTGCCGGTTCAGTTACCTCTTACGCAAAATCAGGGGGTTTAGGTGGTTTCGCCGTGGACCTCGGCTCAGTATACAACATGCTGAGCGATAGCGGCGGGGTTATGGGCGCTGCGAGGGACGACGCAGGGCAGGATGAAGATTTTAGAATGCAAGGGGTTAGGACCGCTTCGCTTGAAGCTGTTCGTGCTTTACCCGAAGAAAAAATAGTTTCGATGCTAAACGCGGGAGAGATAAGCCCGCAACAAGTAGCTGACGCTTATGGAGTAACTGTAACGGATGTAAACAATTCTCTAGCAGATATAAACATGCAAGCTAGCTTAACCCCTGCTAATACTGGTGTTGAGACTGGTACCCCCTCGGCGGAAGCGGAAGCCCTTACTGCGTTAGGAGAAGAAGTTTCTGAACTTGTAAGTACCATAGCTAATTCTGAAACCGCTACAGAAATAAAAAACGCAGTAGAAGGGGCCGCTGAATACCTTAATACCGATTTTGCGGACGATATAGAAAGCGTCAAGGCTATAACCACTAATACAGTTACTGACTTACTAAATCCACAAGGCGTTACAGCGGGAGAAAAGTTTGGTAGCGCGCTTGAGTCTAACTTTGCTGGGAAAATTGCCGCCGATACAATTTCATCTACTCCTATTATTGGGGACTTATATGATGCGGTTACTGATTCTAATGTAACTTTTAAAGACGCGGCAGTTAACATAGCGTTTGACCAAGCAGGTCTTGGTCCGGTTAAAGATATATTTGATAGTACCGGTATTTCTCAAGCTACCGGACTACAATCTGAAGACCGAATTAGCTACGCTGACGACATACTAGAGTTTCTTGACGAAACAGGAACTTTCTTTCAAGACCAAGGATTTAACTTTGCGAACGGGGTTCTTCTCGGTACTGAGATGATTTCTAACTCAGTAGGGGCCAGCAATGCTTTTTCTGACCTGTTACAAGAAGGACAAGATATATTATCAAACTCGATGTCCGAAGGCGCTAAAGCTAAAGCCGCCGAGATGTCTCAAATTATAAACGACGCTGAAGGAACCGGCTGGCAGAACGAGTTACAAGCGGGATGGGATGCGTTTTTAGTAGACCCTGTAGGGATGACGGTTAACGCTGCGGGTACTATTGTACCTAGCGTAGCTGCGGCTGTAGCTGCTGGGCCTGCTTTAGGTGGGGTAATAGCGGGCGGTATAATGGGTGCCGGTACTGCTAAAGGTGCTTTATATGAAGCTACGTATAATGGGTTAATAGAACAAGGTGTTTCCCCAGCGGAGGCTGAAGCTGCGGCGTTTGAAGCTCAAAGTTATACTGGGGACAACTTAGATGCTATAGGGCTAAGCACTGTAACCGGATTACTTGCGGGTTCTACAGGTTCTGAAAGGTTAGTAAGTGGGGTATTAAGAAATATAGGCACTAAAAAGGGTCTAGCAAACGTAGTAAAAGAGGGGTTAATAGAAGCAGGTCCTGAAAGTTTAGAAGGTGCGGCAGAAGCAATAGCAACTAACAAAGCGCGCATAGCTAACGGCGAAGACATAAATATCTTAGATGGAGTATTTACTAACGCTGCTTTAGAAGGACTTGCTGGGAAAACTACCGGTGCTAGTGTTGCTGCTGTAACTAACGCCGTTGGAAGTGATGCGGAACTTGATGCAGAAATAGCTAACGCCATAACTGAAGCCGCCGTTGGGGATACTAGTACTCTTACTGGCGATGCTGCTACGGCGGCTGACATAATTGCAGGTACTGCTGATACAACTTCTGCCTCCAACGCTACTACTGACACAAATGTTGAAGCTGATGCGCTTACCGGGCTTACTGTACTCGGGAATGCAAACAACCAACTCAACAAAAAAATAGCAGAAATCAAAGGCATTGCAGATACCGTTATAGCCGAACAAGGTACAACCGACGCGGCTGTTGATTCTTTCCTTGAAGCAGTTGCCAGTATAGATGGTGTTACTTCTTCGGATATATCCGCAGCTACCGGACTCGACCCAGCTACCATAGATGCTCTTATTGCAGAACGGGCTGTAAACGTAGTGGATGCTGCGGCGGACACTAGTAAAGGTATACCCACAAGTATTAGTGTTAACGGTACTTCTGGCGCCACTGTAGACTCTAACGCCTACCCAACAATGGGACCTCTTACATTAGAGCAACAAACTGCCCTTGATGCCGCCAATTCAAGCCTCACTACTGGCACTGGAGATACTACCCTTACTGGCACTGGAGATACTACCCTTACTGGTGGAGATACTACCCTTACTGGTGGAGATACTACCCTTACTGGAGACGCAGCTACAGCGGTTGACATAATTACTGGCGGGACTGCTGATACTACTGTTACTGGCGGGGCCGCAGATACAAATGCTTTAAGTGCGGTGGATCAAATTCTTGTTTCTGAGTACGGGTATACAAATAACGGTGACGGCACGGTGTCTCCTCCTGCTAGAACAACCACAACCACAACCACAGCCGCAGATACAACCACAGCCGCAGATACAACCACAGCCGCAGATACAAACGCTTTAAGTGCGGTGGATCAAATTCTTGTTTCTGAGTACGGGTATACAAATAACGGTGACGGCACTGTATCCCCACCTGCTAGAACAACTACTACCGTTACTGGAGATACTACCCTTACTGGTGGAGATACTACCCTTACTGGCGCTGGAGATGCTGCTACGGCGGCTGAAATAATTGCAGGTACTGGAGATACTACCCTTACTGGTGGAGATACTACCCTTACTGGTGGAGATACTACCCTTACTGGTGGAGATACTACCCTTACTGGCACTGGAGATGCAGCTAGTACTACCAACGCTAGTACAAATGCGGCTATTACTACGGCAGCTACAGTGGCGGCAAATACGGCTGCAACAGCAGCAATAGCTTCAGGATCAACTGTAGCGGCAGCTACTACGGCAGCTACAAATGCGGCAGTAAATGCAGGGGCAAACGCTACGGTAGCAGCTAGTATAGGAGTCACCGCAGCTACAAACGCCAATACAAACGCCAATACAAACGCCAATACAAACGCCAATACAAACGCCAATACAAACGCCAATACAAATGCGAACACAAACGCCAACACAAACGCCAACACAAACGCCAACACAAATGCGAACACCAATGCGAACACCAATGCGAACACCAATGCGAACACCAATGCGAACACCAATGCGAACACCAATGCGAACACCAACGCCAATACAAATGCGAACACCAATGCGAACACCAATGCGAACACCAACGCCAATACAAATGCGAACACCAATGCGAACACCAACGCCAATACAAATGCGAACACCAACGCCAATACAAACGTTAATACCAACGCCAATACAAACGTTAATACCAACGCCAATACAAACGTTAATGCAAATACGAACACCAACGCTAATACAAATGTTAATACAAATACGAACCCAAACGTCAACCCGAACCCGAACCCGAACCCGAACCCGAACCCGAACCCGAACCCGAACCCGAACCCGAACATAAACGTCAACGTCAACCCAGACCCGGACCCGGACCCGGCATTAACTCCTCTTACCGGTTTATCAAGTTCTGGGCAAGGTATGCGGGGTATGGGTACGGAACAAGTGGGGCTTGCGGATATTAACGCTTACTACGACCCTGCGTTAAGTTTTGAAGAAAACATGGCTCGTATACTAGGCGTAATAAATACAAACAACCAAGATAGCACTCCGTACTACGGTGGTGGTATGATCCAAAACACTGATTTAGTTGACGAAATAGACCGTCTAATACGAGGATACTAACATGGGGATTATTGCGGACCTTAGAGACATAGGTAAAGATTTTTTTACTGACGACGACGGACTTGATTGGAGTAACATCCTTAAGACAGGGGCCGGTGCTGCGGCAATATACGGAATCCTGAACCCCAACAACTCTCAAGGACTAGCTAGTTTCTTTGGTACTGGCGGGCGGCAACAACCGGTGGGGTACACTGAAGGCATACCTAAGTACACCCTAGGTAATGTATTAGACGATGGCAGTAGGCAACTTGCTGACGGGGCTTTTGCTACAACTATACCTCAGCAAATAGCAAACGAGCAGGGCACTATGGAAACAGTAAACGTGCCCCGCACTCCGGGATCAATGGGTCGTAGGTACTTTACTGATACTTCTTTTTTACCCGCCACAGAAATGGCTATGGGCGGGATTGTAGGGTATGCAGAAGGGGGGCAACCTCAGATTCAAAACTACTATTTAGGTGGCGCAACAGATGGTATGGCGGATCAAATCCCTGCTACAATCGACAATAGACAGCCCGCAGCGCTAAGTGATGGGGAATTTGTCATTCCTGCTGATGTGGTTAGCCACTTAGGGAACGGTAACTCTGACGCTGGAGCGAAGAACCTGTACAGCATGATGGAAAGGGTGCGCAAAGACCGCACTGGCAACCCCAAACAGGGCAAGCAAATTGACCCTAACAAATACTTAGCGTAGGTAAGGGCTATGAAATATTTTAATACTGGTGGTATTACAAACACAGGGCTAACGGGAGCTACTACAACAGCAGAAGAGTCCTCGCTATCTAGTTGGGCAGGCCCCTATGTAACCGATATGCTCGGGCGGGGGCAAGCGTTAGCTACTCAGATGCCCTATACCCCATACACTGGACCTCTTACTCCGGGGGCATCTAGCCTACAAACTCAAGCGTTTCAAGGACTTGGTTCACTAAACATGCCTACTGCTGGTATGGGTGCGTTTAATCCTCAGTCTTTTACGGGCGCAGGGTACGCTGCACCTACTACACAACAGGCAGTGGCGGGAGAAATGGGGGCTTATACTCCGGCTTCAGATAATGTCGTACAGCAGTACATGACACCCTATCTACAGGGCGCACTTCAGCCACAGTACGATGCGGCAAACCGCCAAGCTTTAATAGCTGCTCAAAACCTTCAAAGCCAGTACGGTAAAGCGGGTGCCTACGGTGGGTCGCGTCAAGGTATTGCAGAAGCTGAGTTACAGCGCGGTTTACTAGATCGGATGGCGGGCATTACAGGCCAAGGCTACCAAGATGCGTTTAGCGCAGCCCAGAACCAGTTCAACACTGAACAAGATCGTCAGATAACTGCGCAACAAAACACCAACCAATACGGTTTAGACGTATCTAGGGCCATGCAAGACGCTGGTATGGCGCAAAGAAACATTGCAGGCCAAGGCATTGCCGCAGACATTGCACAGTTTGAACAAGAGCGAGACTACCCCTACAAGCAAGTGCAGTTTATGCAGTCATTACTACAGGGCTTACCGCTTGAAACTCAAAGCTATCAATACTACGAGCCTAGCGGCCTGCAAAGTTTGGCTGGCGGAGCGGCAACTGTAAAAAACATTCTTGATATATTGAATCCACCAGCCGAGGGCGAAAGCTAATCTAGGTATAGGATAAAATTATGAACGGACTACAATCTCTCATGCCCCCTCGCCAGCAGCAGCGCGAGCAAGCTCGGCCTAGGCCAGCTCCTACACAAAATGACCCTCGTATGGCGGCAGCTATGAACGTGGTAAAAAACGACGTGCCTGAACCCTTGCAAGGTTTAGTAGACGAAAGTAAGTTTGCGCAAAAAGCCATGGAGCTACTACAGTCCGCAGGCGGCCAAGCCGCCATGGGCCAAGCTCCCGTTAACCCCCCTACAGTAAAGCAAAGGGTGGAGCAGCAGGCTATGGAGGGCGTTGCAGGATTACTATCTCGTCTAGCTCCGGGTATGCAGCAGCGTGGTAAACAAGTACAGCGTGCTCAAGCCCGTAAAATGCTGGGTGGCGGTATGCCTGCTATGCGCGCTCCTAATATGCAGCGTATGGCTGATGGCGGTATTGTTGGTTACGCAGACGGGGGGCAGCCTATGATGGGGCCGCCAGAACCTAATCTGCTACAGCGCATGGGTCAAGGGCTTAAAAACATAGGTGGCAACGTGGCGGAAAGCAGTGACATACTGCGAGAAGCTAAAGCTGGTATTGGTGTGCCCTACGAAAACCGCGCAGCCGCAATACAGCAAGTGCGCGATGAAATAGAAGCGCAGAAGCAAAACAGAGACCCTAACTTTATACAGCGCATGGGTCAAAAGCTTATGGATATAGGGCTTGACGTACAAGAAAGTAATCGCATCTTGAAAGAAGCCTACAGCAATATAGGTAAGACCTACGAAGAAAAAGCCAAAGGCATGGCTATGGGCGGTGAGGTTAAAAGCTATCAAGAAGGTACGGAAGTAGAACTTGATCCCGAATTGGCCGCTATAGCGCGAGCTATGCAGACGGACGGGGCAGAAACACGTTCTGGTCTTGAAGGAAGTCAAGAAACAGCGGCCTTCCTTAAAAATCTTTTTAGTCCTAATGAAGAGCTTATAGCGGCTCGCGAAAAACGTCGGGCAGAAAGAACGGCTTTGGCTAAGGCTGGAGTGGGAGTTCCTGAAATAAATGCCGCTCTAGAACGCCGAGACCAACAAAGAGCTGGAAGGGCCGCTGTTGGAGTCAATAGACCCATAGACTTAGGCGGAGTAGCGGGGCTTCTAAAATCTAGAACTAGTTCTTCTATACCTCCACGTCTTATAGACGACACCCCAGTCGGTACTGCTGAAGGTGGCCGAGGTGACGTACAAAGTTCTACCCCCACTCCTGCGGCTAAACCTACGACTCGGGAACGGATGGGAAGTAGTATTGAAGACCTTCTCCGTACGATAAACCAGCCACAAGATACTACACGTCCGGAAATCGACAGTAGGCTAGAAGGTTTACGTGAGCCGACAATAGCGGCAGTTACTGAACGTATGACTCCGGGCTACGAAGAAAATGTAAGAAACCGCATACAGCAAGAAGCTGAGAAAGCCTATGCCGTACCGCAAGAGTACAGAGACTTAATAGAAGGACGCTTAAAAGAACTGGACGCCCCGCTCTATACTCCAGAAGAAGCTAAAAGTCGTAAAATTGACGAGTTACTTATGGGACTGGCTAGCTCTAATATGATCGCTCAAGGTGGGCCAAGAGCTACTAGGGGTATTAACGCCGTTACTGATGCAATTAAGAAAGACAGCCTTGACCGTGCGGGTAAAAAGTTTGAACTATCTAGTGGCCTACTCGGAAAAGACATGGAAGCTAGCCGCCAAGCGTTCGGTGAGGGGTTGGGAGTCTTAAAAACAGCAATGAACCAAGTATCTGTGGCTACGCAAATGGCGGGAAGCCTGCTAAACCAAGCAGACAATGCCGCGGCGGCTGAGGCGCTCCAGAAAAGGCAGGAGCGACTATCGACTATAACCAGTACTATCTCTGCGCTTGGGGTAATTGGTCAGCTAGAACGTGCGGATTTGAATGCTTTGTCTAGTTCACAGCGCGCTGCCACTACGGAGCTATCTACTATACAGAGAGAGATTGGCGATCTGACTAACACTCTATCGTTTACCCCTGAAGAAAACAGAGCACCGATACAAACACAACTTGACGCGCTTAGAACGCAAGAGAGTGCCGCACGTAGGATTATTCAAGCAGTTAACAGTATGCTAAACCTTGAAACAGATGGGGGTAGCGGAGCGGCGTCAAGTACTGCGGGAATCCAAACAGCCGCGGACTATTTTAAATAAGTTTAGTCGGGGTACGACATGCCTGTAGTTAGAATGCCAGATGGGGTACTAGTTAACTTCCCTGACGATATGCCTCGTGAAGAAATAAAGGGGTTAATAGCCAGTAAATTTCCTGAACTTGCCGCCTCCGCTGCACCGGAAGAAGATACCTCACTACTGGGGTATGTTCCTGAAACATTTAAGGCTATCGGTGCGGGTGGTGCTGGTATGCTTGAGTCCGCGCTTACTGGTGCTGCCTTTCTATTGCCTGAAGAGCAAGAACAAGCTGCTCGCGCTCGCATTGCCGAAATCGGTGGGGGTGTACAAGAGTTCCTTGCCCCTGACGAAGCCTACGAAGGTACCTACCTAGACCTGATGCGTGGTGTGGGGTCTACCCTACCTTTCCTTGCTACTGGTTTTCTTGGCGCTCCCGGCCTTGTTGCTGGCGCCACTATGGGTGTTGGCGCAGGTGCAGGTGAAGCTGCCCAACGTGCTACTGCTGCGGGTGCTACTGAAGAAGAAATAAGTACTGCTGCTGGCTACGGTATGATTCCGGGCGCGTTTGAAATGGTAGGTCCGGCAAGGATTATTCGCCGTGCCCGTAGGGCGTTAGGTGGAAATACCGAAGAAGTAGCAGACGCATTAAATAACAGTTTCAAGTCCAGACTTGCTAGGGTAAGTGAAGGCAGACTTGGCCGTGTAACTAGAGCAGCGATGGAAGAAGCAGCCCAAGAAGCCTCTTCAGAAGTACTCCAGAACTTAATTTCACAGGGTGTCTATGACCCCGATACCGGAACCTTCGAGGGTGTAGGTGAGTCCGCTAAGATTGGCGGCGGTGTAGGCGGTATCCTCCAGTTATTTACAGACCTCATAGTCGGTGGAAATCGCAGAGTGGGTAGGGCTGAAGGCGACGAAAGCGTATTTGAAGACGAACCCGCAACAGAAACTCCTGCACCCAGTACTTTAGAGAGGCAGGATTCTCCTACCGTCCTTTCAGCAAACGACCTTGAGGGGCTAGGACTAGATTTAGACAAAGCCACAGCAGATAAGCTGTTTGGGCTAGACTTGGCCGACCCAGAACAAAAAACACAAGCTAAGCGGATTCTTACTAACTACCGTAATAATCAAGCAGTACAGAATAACAAGCCACAAACTGTGTCGCGCATAGACTCCTTGCTTCGCAGTGAGATATTCCAAGAGCCTGAAGAAGCTATTTTACGAAAACGTGAAGAACTCCCCCTAGAAGAAAGGATTAGGGTAAGACCCCCTGCTGAAGTACAGCCTGACCTTATTGACATCGCCGAAACTGAGCAGATACAGGAGGCGCTAGACGAAGAAGAACTAGCACAAATGCAGGCTGAAGAAGATGCGCAGCTAGCCTCCCAAGAAAGAGCAAAATCCGAAGTTGCCGCCGTACAGCAAGAAATGGAACTTGGTGAAGCTGACCGTCGTGTAGCAGAAAGGCGAGAGATGGAGACGGCCGAGAAACGTAGGCAAGTCCTCCTCCCCATCTTGGGTCGCGAAGATATTACAGACGCCGGAAACATCGGTAGGGCGTTTAGTGCTGAACTACGTAGGCAAGGATTCACAGATACTGAACCTACACAGGATGAGCTTGCAGCAATCACTCGCCGTTCGTATGAACTGGAGCAAGCCGCAGGGGTAGAAACCGCGCAAGCTGCTGAACAGGCCGCAGGAACCGCCGGGCTAGAGGCTCTTATACCCGAACGTAGGACGACTCCTGCCGCTCCAGAACTTACCGAGCAGGAACTCCAACGCGCAGAAAAAGCTCGTCTTAATAGGGAGCAGATGGACAGTGTTGGTCGTGGGGTAGAAGGACAGCTCGAAATACCAGCCATTGAACGCCCTGAGCGCGCCGCCGCTCGTGCTGCCGAACCAGAAGCTACAGTAGCAGAAACTCCAAAAGCACAAAAAGTTAATAAGGTGTTCTTCGATAAACTTAATGTCGCCCCTGCTGCCCCCATACGTAGGCGCACTCAGGGTATGGACACTGACAGCCCTGAATTCCGTGCCGAGCTGACTAATTTTGCGCGTAGTGCTCGCGTACCCGAACAGACTAAAATTAATATAAACAACTTCTTACAAGCCAGCCCAGAAGCTGCTGCGCAACAAGATTTGTTTGCTCCTACCACACCAAGGCGCACTATTTATGAGCGCGATGTAGCACGTCGTAGAGAAGAAAGAGCCGCTAAAAAAGTAACGGAAAGTACAACTACTGCGCCCGAAACTACTGCGCCCGAAACTACTACTCCTGTTGCTCCTGCTCCTGCTCCTACTCCTGCTCCTACTCCTGTTGCTCCTAAACCCGCACCCAAAAAGGCTACGCCACTAAAAGAAGAGGCCAAACCTAGCACCCCACCTAGGGTGCGCGCGCGTGCAAAGAAAGCTGCTACTACACCGCTGGAGAAAGTACAGGCGACCAAGGTAACCAAGAACAATAAGTACACCCCAGAAGGGGCGATGAAAGGGTACTTAGACCTTGCGGATCAAGACATTGATCTAGCACTCCGTGAAATAGCATTCGATGCGGTTGTGCCTAAAGAATCTACCATCAAATCTGTAACTGCTAGACGCCAATCAAAGAGTGCCAGAAAGTGGGTAGAAGAAAACATGCCCGAGAATGTTCCGGCATTGGAGGCACTTACTGAAGAAGCGACTACAGAAGAGACTAAACGAGTACAGGAAGACCTACGCCGTTCCCCTAAGCGTCGGGCTGATAATGTAGCGGCACGCAAGAAAAAAGAGGCGGCTGACCTTGAGGCTGTTAAGAGCTACATAAACCCGAAAGAAGATATAGCGGAAAACGACAGCCTGACCATGGAAGTTGTGGACGACGTAATAGACTTTCAAAATGAGCCGTTACGTGCCCCAGAAGAAGTAGAACTAGATGTCGATAAGGCGGCACTCCGCGAACAGCTAGACATAGACATGGCCGCGTTTGAGGGCGATGTAAACCAATACCTGCGTGCGGATGCAGTAGCAGCTACTATGGCGACGGCTGACGCTTCGGTTGCCGAAGCAGTAAATAGAGGCAGCGTACTAAACGCGCTAGGCGCTATCTTCAAAACTTCCAAGAATTCCCAAGTCCGTAGTGTTGCCACGACTCTAGCCAAAGCTATTAAAGCAGCAGGCGGAGTGCGAGTTACTGTAGTAGAAGACCTGACTGACTCTAGGGGCAACCAACTTGCGGGGGTTTACGACGAATCCACCGACACCATACTTATCAACAAAGCCATACCAGTAAGCACCCACGTTGTTCTTCACGAGGCGGGCCATGCAGCGACTGCTCAAGTACTTAATAACCCTAGTCACCCGACTACTGTGGCGCTTACGAAACTATACAACGATCTAAAGGAATCTCTGCCAGACGAATACGGTATGACTTCACTTAAGGACTTTGTTGCCGAGGCGTTTGTTAATCCCGAATTCCAAGCCAAGCTGGCTGCGTTTAAACCTAAAGGCCAACCCAAAACTGCATGGGATAAGTTCTGGTCCGCAGTGGGGCGTTTGTTTGGTATAGACACAGCTTCTGCTAATACAGAAGTACAGGAACTTATAAACACACTCCTAGCCACTGCGCCAAATACTAGAAAGGTAACCACAGTACCCTCGGCTATCGCGAAAGGGAACAACGCAGAAGCAGCGACTCACCTAATGAGTAACGGTAAGGACTTCCTAAAAGACGCTCCGCCAAACACTGCTGAAGAGATATTTTCATGGGGCAGTAAGACTGAACAACGCGTACGAGCTAACTTTTTGAATGGCGTGGGGCTTGAAGCTATTACTGACCTGCTCAAGATTAAAATCCCTGAAGCCAAAGACGTTGAGAAGATACTATATAAGATCGACGGCGCCCGCGTCGAAGGGATGAAAACATACAATGCGCTACGTGACGACATTATCAAGGCGTTTAAGGGTAGTCCTACAGATAAGAAAGCCTACAATCAGTTAGTATCTTTCTCTACCATCAACAAAATTGATCCTACTATTGACGAAGATAGGGTTAAGAAACATTGGTTGGTGTACGGAGAGCGTGACAGCAGCGGTAACCTTGTGCGCAAAGAAGTGTCGTTTGACACCAAGGCCAAGATGGGAGTCGCTAAGCGTAGGTTAGAGGATAGGCTGGAACGAGAAAAGGCCGCTAATCCTGACAATGTTTCCCTTACTGAAATAGAGGCTATAGAGCCTACAAATGAGAACATTGCTAACTACGAAGAAGCCAAACGCTTGTACAACTCGCTATCCACAAGTACTCAGCGCGCGGCCTACACGAAATTAAGAGACTTTTATAAGGACATAAACGACCAGATTATTGCGGCAGAAGAATCCAACATAGAAAAATTGGAGCTGGATAAAGGCGCCAAAAAGACGATACGCGATACGCTGTTCCTTAAAAGACTGAAGACCGGGTTTATTGACCCGTACTTCCCGCTAACACGTTCTGGAGATAATTGGCTAGAGTTCTCCTACACCGACGACAACGGACAAACAGTCTATGGCACAGGCTCTTTCGACACAGAGCTACAACGTGATCGCGCTATAGCCAAGCTCAAAGACCTACCTAACGTCGATGAGAACACCGTAAGAAAGCGGTCGCTGGCAGAGATACAGACTAAGACCTACGATAACTCTATACCCATACCTTTCTTGACAGATTTAAGGAAGCAGATACAGGGGTTGGAAGTAAAGGACGCTGCCGCTAAAAAGCAAGTCGATGAGTTTTTGGCTGACCTTACGTTGCGCGCTTTGCCTGACCAGAGTCTCATACAGTCTAGGATGGTACGCCAAAACATCGCCTTCTTTGAGGGGGACGCAGTAGAGTCTTTTGATAAACGTGGTCCTCAATTTGTAAACAGTCTAGCTAACCTTACCTACCTTGTGGACCTAGAAAACGCTGGTAGAGTTGTTCGTGAGAAACGTGATGCCCTACCGGAAAGCGAAGAGCTAGCGCGCGAAGCAGCTACGATAGTGGCGGGCACCAAAGAAGAAACAGGAAGGATGCAAGCCTTCGGCAGCTTGCCGAGCTATGTCCAGTTCTCTAAGAATCCTTTCTTGCCCGAATACGCTAGGTGGATGCGAGCGGGTACGTTTGTGTGGACCTTGGGGGCAAACATAAGTTCTACCGTAGTTAACGCGTCGATAATTCCTATCGTACTTCAGTCTAGGTTGTCTGGACAGTACGGACCTTTACGTGCGACTAAGGCTACATCTAGAGCAAGTGCGCTGTATGCAAGCTCATTCGGCAAAACCTCCAGAGAAGGATTAGAAGGAGAAGTACGAGAGCTAGGCGGGTTCTCTACTACAAACGATTTCTCCCAAGACCCAAAGAAAGAAGCAAAATTCGCTCCCATCGCTCCGCTTAACAAGTTGTTTAAAGAGCGGGGCATCGACACGCGTACAATATCGGGGGAGACATCTCAGATAGATAACCCTGTAACTCCTTGGATAAATAAACTTTCTTACTACTCAGGTTTCTTATTCAACCATTCAGAGCGCGCCATCCGTCAGATAAGCGCAATCAGTACCTACATATTGGAGATCGAGAACCTTGTGGCTAAGGCCCGAGGAGTCAAAGAAGGTAGCGTCGCGTTTAAGGATATAACCCCAGAAGAGATCAATACTTTTGGCGAACAGGCCGCAGAGACTGCGATAGACACCACTACCTACGTCAACACTTCAGCGTTGCTTACTACTGCTCCTCGCATAGCGCAGACAGGTGTAGGCTCTTTAATCTGGCAATACAAACGAGTTCCCGGCCAGTTCCTGTACACCCACCTGAGCATGATTAAGACGTTGTTCGACGACATGACAGGCAGGGCTAGAAACGAGGCGGAGCGAGAAGAAGCTAGAGTGCTAAGGAACACGTTCTTCTATCTTACTGCTACGGGTGCGGCGCTGGTAGGCGTTAAGGGTATACCCATGTACGGTACGGCGGTTGCGTTGATGAACTTGTTCCTTGAGGATGACGAGGACGACGCTAACACTATCATCGCTAAAATGATTGGGGAAGATAAGTACTATGGGTTGATAGCTAGTATGGCAGGCATCGACATCACTGACCGTATTGCATTGACCAACCTTATGGTGCGTGACCGTGGCAACTATAAACCCAACAGCCAGATAGAAGGCTTACTTGAATCGTGGCTCGGCCCAACTTACGGGGTAGGCACGCGAGCTGCCGGTGGTTTTATAGACTTGTTTAGCGATGACCCCAAGAATAAGGACAGAGCGATTGAAGCTATATTACCTACAGGCGCCTCCAACGTAGTTAAGTCTTATCGTTTTGCGACCAAGGGTTATGAGACAGGCCGAGGGGACGCCATCATTACTGGCGAACTACCGGCAGGAGATGTGTTTAAGCAAGCATTAGGCTTCTCTCCCATCTCGACTAGAGCCGCACGAGATAAGCTATCGGTTAACATCCGTAAGGATAGAGGCAGGAAAGAACGACGCAGCCGCATAATCGAGAAGATTACTTACGGCCTACAAAACGACAGGCCCGAACTAGTGACAGAAGGGTATAGTGACGCAGCCGAGTACAACGCAGACCACCCGTCCACTGCTATCAAGGCGTCTACAATAGAGCAGTCCATATCCGGAAAAGCTAGACGCTCAGCAACTGCTAGAATAACGGGCGGCGCTCCGGTAGACAGGAACGTGCTTAACGAGATACTGGAATCGAACCGAGAGTTTGAGGAAGGGTTAGACTAAAAAATGCCCCCCGTGGGGGGCTAAGTCCTCTGACAAGGAAACTACCAAACTTACTTTACGCGCCAAACACGTACCCCATACTTACCATCTTCTATACGAACGCGTTTGGTCATTTCTTGCTTAGTCACCCCGGTGGCTTTCACTATGTCTTCTATTGCTTTGGCGGTATTTACGCAGGGTACAAAGACGGAAGCACCGGGGATAAACTTAGACCAGTCTATTACTATACGTACGCCGTCCGGCGAAATATCAGTTACCATCAACCTCGTCATCGGCTTCTTCCCACTCTAGTACCCATAGGTGCTGTACAGGGGTCTTAATTTTTGTCCCCTTACCGAGACGCCCTTTAGTTTTAACCATGTTCATCTCTTCTTTCATTTGCGCCTCAATGGTAGGGAAGTACAGACCTCTGGCCATAACCCACTTCTTCCAACTAGTAGGGGGCATATACATCTTATTCACGTCCCCTTCTATGCGCGCTATCCAGTTAGTTATAGGGACGGCATCCGGTAGGATTAGATTGTCCATTTCTGGGTCCCCAGAGCGTGCATCCGCAGTGCTCTTTACACGTAAGATACCGCGCGGGTGTTCATTCAAGTACTGTGCTACCAAATCGTGTATATCTACGACCATGTCGTTCATGCTTTGCTTTGCTCTCACTAATTCTGCTACCTCCCATTTATATAGCGCATCTAAGTCCCAGTCATGTAGCCCCAACTTCTTCGCAATAAGAGTACCCGCGTACACACAAGTAGTTTCTGCTAGCCAGAACCGATGCTGAGAATCCAAATCCGCCGCTTCCATTAGCCTGTCTCTTGTTGCAAGCACGAGCTTCTCAGTGGCCTTCATGTTCTTAAGTATGTGCTGTATGAACACCTCACCGGCATGCCCGTAGTTAGCGGCTAAGTCGTCGTTCAATGTGTTAGCTCGCAATGTGTCTTCCCTAGAAAACAACTTCTTTGTGGCAGTAGCCTCAAGCATTCGACCTATTTCGCCTTTGGCGTGCTCCCTATGCTTAGAAACAATATCCTGTAGGCTAGTGTTACCGTTGGTACCAATCAACAACGCCCACTCCATACCACGATAGCGTTCAGAGTTTTGGCCAGAATTGTTAAGTCGGTTCTTCTGCTCGCCATCCACAGCGGCATAGCAAAACTCACTAGCTGCTTTAGGTTCGTAGTTTGTTATCTCGTCTATGTAGAGCGGCAGGTTCTTCCATATCTCGGCACGGTTCCACGCTGAGTTACCCGTATCTTTACCCCGCATGACTAGCTTCTTCGGGTTCCCCCAAATAGACGCGCCCCCGTACATACCCGTGGTTTTACCATAGCCAGAATCGGGACTCATTAGGTGGTATATAGCCCCCGCAATGTTGGGGATAAAAGCCATAAGTGGGGCGCCAAACCCCAAGCCAAACATGTACTGGTGCTCTTCAAAATTGGGGCGGTTATAGAAATCTGTAACTTTCTTCCAACCCTCTAACGTTCCCCTCTTCTTAAACATAGGAAAGTACTGTGCCGTACGAGAGCTAGCAGGGTTAATTACTATCTCGTCTGCTTTTATCTCCCTATCCCCCAACACAAACCCGCTCATGTCTTCCGTCCAACCAAACTGGACGTGGACGTTTACAAAGTCTTTGCCGAATTCTTTGCTTTGTAGCCTGTTAATCCATGCGCCAACGTAAGTCATAAGAGCATCCGCTTGTTTGCGAAGAACAAAAATATCGTTCATACCCATAGCTTTGCGGAACGCTTCTGGTGAAGTTAGCTCGGCCATAGGGATTACAAAAGTCTGTATGCCCTCTCTATCGGTATGATGTTTGAATTCAAACGAGGGGCCTTCAAACGGGTCTAGCAATCTTTTAGTTATATACAGTGGACGTTTGTATATAGTTTCTTCAGAAGTAGTCCCGTCCTCGTGCTCTATGGTCACGTATATACTCCCGTTGACCGAGCGTTTATAAGGAAAGGGATAGTCCGGTATTTTGCTTGTAGTAACCAACGGCGGTGGAGTTTCTTCTTCCTCTTCACCTTCGGCTAACACTTGTGGAGTCTGCTCGACAACAACCTCTACGATGTCGGACTGAGCTTCTTTCATCTCCATGCACAGCTTTATAGGAGATTTTATCTTCCCCTTGTGCGGGCATCCTTCACATCCAGACGGATTGTCTTTCTCAAAAGTCATGCACAGGTGAGGGGTCTCGATGGAGTTGGCTACCTTAGTTGTTTCGTTCTCACTGTAGCCGTCGTATCTACTAGAGATTAGATGTATCGCCTGTTCTCCATCCTCTTCACAGTGCTTTGCGATTGACAGTACGTGGAGCCAGTCGGTATAGGATAAATCATTGGGTTGCATGATAGCGCGATGCACCTGCCCACAACCTTTACCCGCAGCCGTCGAAGCTAATAGTTTAGAAAACTTCTTCGTGTAATTCTGATTACCTTTAGCCCGCGAAATATCTTGGGTGTCCTCAGCACTGTAGTCTCTTGCGATGAGAACTGGCTTCACTGAGGCAGGAAGTTTTGCAGTAAAATCTTCTAGGGTAACGTACCCCGCAAGCTCTTTACCGACTAACTTAACGTCAAGAGGAGGTGCCCCTTTAAAGTTGTGGGTGTTTGGGACGCGCAAAATCCTAGCCGCATCCGCTGTTACTACGGGATCAGCTTCCAAACCGAACTCATAGCAAGCTGCCTTGAGTTGCTCCGCTACCGGAACCCATTCTTCGCGTGAGTACGGGCGAGTAAGAACCCAATACACATGCAGCCCACGGCCCGAATTTACTACCGCAGTACATTTAGGGAGATCGTAACCTTTCCTAAACTCTCGTAGCGCCTTCAGTGCGTCAGCCTGTGTAGCGTAGGGCTTACCTTCTCCACAGTCTAAATCTAGAAATAAAGCCTTAACTTGCAGCGCGTTGTCGGCTTTGCGTCCTTTGCTGCTATCCTTAAACGTAGCAGGAGTGTAATAGGCGTCGAATCCGTTTACATCAAACTTGTGTGCTGCTTCCGCAGCTTCGTCCGCCGAGGTATAAAATTCAGGTATTGCTCGTGTCTGTTCTTTACCATCGCCATCTGTAAATTTTTGTATGCCTACTACGCAGTAGTACCCCTCATTACCGACGACAGCACTAAGAAACTCTTTGGTCTCCATAAATTTTCCACATCAGAGAAATGGGGGCACCGGAGTGCCCCACAGGTTTTAGTCATCGAACTCATCAAGTAAGCTCGCAAGATCAACATCTGCCGGTGCTGCCGGTTTCTTCTTTTTGCTGGCCTTGACCGTTGGTTCTTCTATTTCTTCCGCTACAGCCTCTACTGCCTTTGGCGCCTCGGGTGCCGGTGGTATTTTTAGATCGGGCAGTTTAGGTTCTGCAACGGGGGTACTATCTTCCTTTGGTTTAACACTAAGCGCAATAAGTTTTTCTGTCTCTTCCGCTTTTTGTTTATCCAAAGCCATAACTAGTTCGTTCTCCGCTAACATACGGGTAGGCTTAAAGCACAGCTTGGGAGTAGAAGACTCGGTATCAAAACGTATTTCTGTAAGTACCGCAGCCAAGGGAGCGCCTTGGCCATCTAAGTGCCGCGCGTAAGTCTGTAACCCCATCTTCTGCTTGTTATCGCCAAACACACTGGTCGCAGGAAGGGAGAGTTGGTAGGTTTGGTTAGACTTCACGTTGCCGTCTGCGTCAGCTAGCAGTAACGCCACCCGCTGAGAGAATCGGCAAGCTCGACCTTCGCCCATACCAGACCCTTTAATGTTTTGTGGGCAATCAAAACACGTATCCGACTGCCTGTCAGAAGCAAGCACGTCGTCAGAAGGGCGACCACTACTTGTATCCGCAGACCAACATTTAGGGGGGTTAGTCTGTCCGGCCACATACTGGCCTTCGTAGTACATACGCGATACGGGTGCGGTCTTTACTATAACTGCACCTATGGCACGCTGCTCTATTTCGCCAACCTCTTGACCGTTAACGACTTTCCGGAAAACGCCTCCTCGGATGCTTAGTCGATTCATACCCCCCGACTGGCGCCCAGTTGCGTTAGTGTCCGGCTGTAGCTGAGCCAAAAGATTCTTGTACTCATCCGGCATGTTTTCAAACAAAGTTAATTCACTCATACATCTTCCTCATCGCTGAAATCCAGTTCTAGCTGTACTGGCTCGTTTTGGTTATCGTAAGTAGGTTCTGGCACTTCTTCCTTCAAAGCTGCTACCACCTGCGGGATACTAAATCGGTACGTATTGGCCACCTTAATAAAAGTGTGCTTTGGTATATACCCTTTAGCTACCCATTCGCGGACGGTAGGTACTTTGACGCAAAGATATTTAGCTAGCTCTTCTACTGGAACGTAGCTATCAGTCATCGCTTCCTCCGTACAGTTACAGTGTATTCGCTATCACAATTTAATCCCGGTGGTAGCACTTCGGGGTTATCCTCAAGGAACTGCTTTAGGTTACCTTGGTGGATTCTTTTCTCTAGTAGGTCGGGGACCTCGTTTTCGAGAATAAACTTGTTCATAGACTCCCAATCAGATGTCCAGAACTTTTGCCTGACTGAGCGGTAAAAAGTGCCTGACTCTGTGCGGACCGATTCGGTCCCCGTATCAGAACAATGCTCCAGTAGGGCGGACTCAATCTTCTTTAGCTTTTGATTAAGTAAGTCCTCTTCCTCTTTAGCCTTGGCAACCGCTTCGTTCTTCTTATCCCGTATCTTTATGTAGACCGAAACCAGCCTGTCAAGATCGGGCTTGACCTCTTCCGTCATACTTTACTCCCCCACATGTTTGTTATTGTTCGCCACTGTTTAGAGTGGTTTAACTTAGTTTATTATGGTGGAAACTATAAATCAAGCACATTCTTGTACAGGTCGATCATTTGTGTATGGACGTTGATTCTCTGGTCTAGCATCTTGTAGATATGCTTCTCTACTACTGACCCCTCCAGTTGAACCACGGTACAGGGATGCTTCTGCCCTGAGCGGTGTACACGAGCGTTAGCCTGTGCGTAGGTCTCAAGCGAAGATGTTGGCCCCCACCATACGATCGTATTCGCCGCAGTAAGTGTCACGCCGTGCGCAGCGGCTTGCGGTTGTATGATAAGTACGCGGGGATCGGGGGTAGTCTGAAAACGTTTGAAAATCTCCGTACGTTTTGCCGCGCTTACGTCCCCTCTGATAATGTCTGTGGTTATTCCCTCAGCAGATAACTTATCCGATAGCACGTCTATTACATGCTTAAACGGCACGAAGATTAGTACCTTCTGGCTAGATTCGGCAATGACTTCTTGCAGTACCTTGTAGCGGTTCTTAATATCAAACTCTACCGTCTCCCCAGTATCGGTATAGACCGCACCGCAGGAGATTTGTAGTAGCTTGTTCATATTAACCGCCGCATTAGCTGCTGATATTTGTTCCCCCGCAGCCGTCGCCATGAGCTGATCTTTCAGCATCTTGTAGTATTTCTTTTGTTGTGCGGTTAACTCTACTTCCCGCTTAACGTAGGTCATCTCTGGCAGGTCTAGGCATTCTTCTTTGGTAAACCTTATGGCAGGTTGCAGGGCGTTAAACACAATATCCTGAGAACCTTCTTTCGGTGCCCACTTAAACTGCGTCACCTTCATCATAACCATATCGCGGAACGCCCCAAAAAACTTAGGTACCCCCTTGGGGTTAACTAGTTTAGCTAACCCGTATGCGTCAACCGGAGACTGAGCGGCAGGAGTACCCGTCATCATCCAGAGCCAAGTTTCGGGCTTGATAATTTTAGCTAGTACTTTCCACCTTTTAGACTGTGCGTTTTTGTAATGGGTTGCCTCGTCCACGATGATGAGGTCGAAACCCCCGTTAGCTATATCCTCCTGCACTATCTCTACACCGTCGTAGTTTATAATCACATACTCAGTGTCGCTGTTGATTATCTCTTGGCGTTTTTTCCTAGACCCATGCGCTACGTCTACTGTACGGTGCATAGCAAAATTAAATAGGTCCGCGCGCCATGCTGAATCCATAATCGAGATAGGGCAGATAATAAGTACACGTTTAACTAACCCCTCTTTCATAAGAAAGTCCGACGCCCATATCGCTGAGCCTGTCTTTCCCGTGCCTTGTTCGTTAAAGCAAAACGCCCGCGTGTTTAAAGTTAAAAAAGAGGAAGTTGTTTTCTGATGGTCAAACGGAGCGTAACGCCCCGGCCATTCATACTTACCAAGAATAGGAGAGGGTACATCCTTTACGTTTAAGTTCTTGAGAACCCGCGCTTCATCCACTCCCCACTTGACTAAGACTTGGTTGTCACCTACTGGCTTACTTTTCGGAATAGCAGTTGTAATTTTATCAGGACTACGAACCCGCAGAAGCAAGCCTCTGTTGTCTACAATTTCCATAGGTGCCCTTATCGTTACTTCTTACTAGATTTCTTTTTGTAGTTTCTAGCTCGGTTTTTGCTACGGCTTTCTACTTTCACGCCGTCTTTGTTGCTACCACCTTTGCTAAGTGCTTTCTTATGGCTAACGTCTTTTCCTTCGCGCTTGTCGGCCTTGCCGTTGTTGTTCTTGTCTTCGCCCTCTTTATCCATCTTGCGTCTAGCGCGTTGGCGTTCCATACGAGCTTCGTGCTCGCCGCGTGCTTTCTGTTGCTCGTACTCTTTTTTATACGGGCGGGGTTTGTTTTTGTATGGCATGGCTATTCATCCTCGTTAGGCTCCGCATCCTTTGCGTATTCTTCGCGTTGTTTATAACGCACTGTATCTTCGTCTTGAATAATATAGGGGTATATCTCAGCAAATGTTACTGGTTTAGTACGCTTTTTTGCTTTTTGGGGTAGCTCTACCGGCTCACCTCGGTAGGAGGCTGCATGCGACATAACCGCAGTTTTGCCCTCTACAAAGTTTTCCCCCGCCCCAGTTAGTTCCCACACCCCGTTCTTCTTGCCATCGCAGTTGCGCGCTAGCCCCCAGTAACGTAGTTTTTGGAAGTTGCATCTTTGGTCGTAGGTTAAACCCAAAAGTTTTAAGTGCGACTGCCCGCCTGCGTCGTATAAACGTTTCATTGCAATAGAAGCGCCTTTGTTTAGACGGTGTATATAGGTAACCATCTTGGCGTTACAATAACTACAATACGTATTCTTTTCTTCGTTCATTTTATACCTCTGCTTTATCGCCTCCCATTGTGGGGGCACTCGGTTATGATGCAATGCGCTTTACATAAACCTGTTGGTCTAGGGTTCCACACATCGTTTTCGTACGACTTCTCTAGCGTACCGTAAGCCGTCATCCACTTACGCCACAGTTCTGGCTCGTTGTCTATGGTGTAAGACTCCTTTACGAATGCGTTACACACTACAAATAGCAACCCGCCCTTCACTACTTTTATTTCGGGGAAGTGCTTAAATATGCACAGGGCCATAAGTTCTAGCTGCCCCTTATCCGCATACTTCGCGGACTTGCCGGTCTTGTAATCAAATACTTTAGCTACCCCCGATTCTCTGTCTAGGATAACTAGGTCAGCAATACCCCTATACCAAACATCTTTGGCAAAAAACTCGCACGGCTCTAAGTTCTCGGTAAGGCCCATGCGGTATTCGCACAGTTTATCCCCCTTCATACCTATAAGCCTGTCTAGCGCCGCCTTGGCGTAACCAAACCTTGGGTCTAACTCTTTTACTACTCCGCCGACATACTCTTCGGCAGCCTTGTGGAACTCGTTACCGTAAAGTATGGCTTCTGTATTGAAGTCCTCTGCGTAATCTTTAGCTACCTTTAAGTGGTAGTACTTTTTTGGGCATTGATCGAACGTCTTTATGCTACTGAAGGACCATGCGGGTTTGGTATCCATTCAATACAGTCTCCGTAGTTTTTTCCGATTTCCACGTCACCACGGACTGGAAGGCCGTCTGCCCAGTCCGGTACGTAACGCATACAAGAGTCGATATAATGAGCTGCCTCATCAACCTCCTCGTCTCGGACACAGCATACCACAGAATCGTGTACTGTTAGCAGAACCCTATATTTTTTAGATATTTGCAACATCTGATCTGACATCACGCAACGTGCTATAGCCTGACACACGTTCTCTACAACCTTACCACCGTATATCTTCACCCACCCCCTACGCGTCTTGTATGAAAACTGTAAGCCTTTCTCGCCTTCTTCCGCACTTATCCCGTTGTAGTACATCTTAAGGCCGGAGGGTATTTGTATGGCTTTGAGATGGCCTCTAACGTCTAGCACTCCCTCGCGCCCTAGATCAGAACTGTAGTCTTGGTACATATTACCTAGCATGCTCTGAGCCTGACGCCATAGGTTAGTTATATGGCCGTTCCTCTCTCTATAAACTCTAATGATCCTAGCCGCTTCTTCTTGTTCTATCTCTACCCCCATACCCTTTAGTTGCTCACGGAATCTTATAGCCCCCATACCATATCCGGCTCCGAGAATCGTAGTCTTACCCACGAACCGCTCACTGCCGCTAATCTCACCCACTGGTTTGTTGTAGATAGCAGAAGCCATGATTTTGTACACATCCTCACCCTTGGTAAATGCCTCGACTAAATCATTCTGTCCAGCTAGCCACGCTAGTACGCGTGCCTCAATTTGTGCGGAGTCGGCTTGGATTAAAGTATGGCCTTCGGGGGCGCAAATACAGGATTTCAATACCTTTGCATTTTCCCCACGAGATGGTAGGTTTTGTAGGTTTATCTTATCCAAACCACCCCACCGTCCAGTGTGAGCGGCGTAGTACTTGATAGGCACCGGAAGCGTCCCACGTAGCCCAATGTCAATAAATCTTTCTGTACGTGTTTCCTCTAGCGTGCTCTTAAGCCCGATCCGGGCAGCTACTAACGCTTGTACTTTTGGGTCTTCGTGCTCTTGCAGGGCTTTGAACGCCTCATCACTTTTGGCGAAAGCAAAAGCCTCCTTGCCCGTACGGGGACTTATTTTAGTGGGGGGCACAACGCCCAATGCTTCTAACGCCTTAGCAAACTTCGGGTTAGACATTAGTTCGTCCTTACCAATGCCGCACTCTTCCAGTAATCGGTCTTTCTGCTCTTGCAGTGTGTCTAGGTGCCCCTCTAATTTATCGACATCCAGTTCTAGCACGGGGTCGATAAACATACGCAGGGTCATGTCGATTACTTTGAGTTCCTTTTTAGGGAACGACTTGCGCATAAATATATTAAACAGGTTGTAGGTAAGCTCTACGTCTTGTATGCAGTAATCCCCATAGCGTTCTAATTCGGCGCCGTCAAAATCTTCCCTGCGCTTCCCCAATGCGTGGATTACTTCGTCTCCTTTTTCTCCAATGGCGTACCGCTCAGCAAGAAATTTAAGCGAGCCGCCCACCTCAACACCATGGAGTGCACGCGCCATGCAAAGTGTGTCAAGCCATAACCTAGGATGAATATCAAACAGCCAACTAAGAATAGCGCCATCAAAAAGAGTATTGTGGGCAAGTACAGCAGCGTTTTCCCAATCGTAGTTAGCATGCAAGTACTCCTTTATCGCGTCGAACGGTCCGCTAATCCAATCTGTTTCTCCCCCGTTGACCTTCACGCCAAGCCCGATGACTTCAAACTCTGGGCTGCGCACGTACTGCTCTGTTGTTAGTTTCGAGAGACTAAACTGTTTGTCGTAGTACGTCTCGAAGTCTACCGTTATTATGTTCACCTAGATCAATCCCCGTTGTTTGAGTA